CTCGCTGGCGCCGCCATAGCGCTGATCCATGAGTGCTAGGCTCGCTGTGTCTCACAGCTATGCATTGAGTCGATAGAAGCGTTGATAGAACGCTGTCTTGAATCGATCGTTGAAGGACTGCTCGGTTGTCGAGACAAAGTTCAAGGCAGCACGCAGTCGTACGTTCGCCTTGAACGAATAGATCAATCGGATATCGTCACGCCCTGGCCCGACGCGTTGGAACACCCCACCCAATGGCGCGCGTCGTGTGTGGAACAGGATGAACGTGCGGTTGCTTCCCTGCCAGACGTAGTACTCGCTCGAGAGCTTCCCTCTGATACCACGCTTGCGTGCGATGCGCTGGCGTGCCCATGCATCGATGCCTTTGTGTGTCTTGACGATTGGACCACGTGTGAAGTTCAGCGCCTGGAAGGTCATGTCCGGTCGCACGCTATCACTGACACTCGGTCGAGCTGCCTGGCCACTCACTGGGATCGCGACGTTCTTGCCGACGAATGGTAGTCGCGCGCCGCCCTCCTCGAACATCGACAGCAAGAAGCGTCGTTTGTTATCGACGCCGATCTCGGCATACGGCCGATTGGCGGTAGCGCTTGCGAACGCGAATATCTTGATCGAGCGATCGAGGAACTGCGGTTGCCGCACATGGAATTGCGAGCGCAGATTCTCTCTGATGCGCTTTTGCGATTCCTTCGCCGCATCGTTCAACGCCTGCGCCGTCGAGAACGCCAAATTCTTCGCATAGCGTTTCGCGTTTTTGTCGAGCAGCGAGGTATCGACTTTGATATCGATACGCATCAATGCAACGGCTTGAGCCGTTCCATGTTTTGAATCGCCGCCGCGGTCGCATGTGCCGCACGCTCGACCTCGGCGAGCTTTATCATCGCATCGCTGTTATCGCATTCGATTTTGATTTCATGCGAGCTGCGCGATTGCGCTGCTTTGGCCGCGAATTCGAGCAGCTGTCTCCGCAGATGCCGAACTTCAACCCGCTGCAGCACGATGTCGGCAATGATGACGACGATTAGAATCAGGGAGGCGACGGTTTCTGACATTTGAACTCCTCACGTCATCAAACTCAACGTAACAACCCACGAGAGCGAAATGAGCCAGCGCCAATCGCGCCGCTTCACGGGCTGCCTCACGAGGCGCGGCAAATGACTCGCAAGGATGGGTCTTGCGAGTCGTTTGCCGGTGGGCGATGCTTTCGCTTGCATCAGGGCATCAAGCGCGGACCGAACCTAAGCGCCAAGATCGTCGCGATGACGATAATGGCGAGCATCCACAAGTTGCGATAATCGGTGCCCTCCTCGTCATGCTTGCGATCCTTCGGGCTCACAGTCGTCCCATGGCCAGCAAAATAATCAGGATCAACAGCAACAGTCCGCCGCCGCCGAAACCGTAGTGCGTGGGATAGTAACCGCCGAATCCGCCGCCCAAGATGAGGACGATCAGCACGATCAGAATTATTACTCCGATGCTTGGCATGTCGCGCTCCTTACCCGTGCCAGTTGATTCCGCCGTGCGTGAGCGTCACGAACAGCAAAAAGAAAAACCACGACGCCGGCGAGAAATAGCCACGCCAGCTCGGCGCCGGCTGCGCACCCCAGTACGGCCACGCACCGAAAAACGCCAGAATGAGCGCGACGATCAACGCGAGGAAACTCAAGCTCATGATTGCACCTCAGTTGTTTCGATCACTTCCACATCGTCCGCATTGACCCACATACGCGAGCCCGGCGCGGCTTTGATCAGCACGCGCTCAATCACCGGTTTACCCCCGACCAGGCGCGTCTGTGTGCCGCCGATGATCCCGGTGAATTGCGTACTCTTCGATCGAGCTTTGTCGCCTTCCTTCATGCTGCACCTCTGGTTTTTACAGCCGCCACCAAATGATCCATGTTGCAATCGCGATCATCCACGCAACGAGCGTGGAGAGATATCCTGCACGGATATGTCGATCGTGCCAGCTCATAGCTCGACCTCCCGCAGCGTCCAGCGCCCGGCAGCGTTCTTGCGCCATCCGTGCACCACGATCCGCATGTGCTTGCACACCAGCGGATAATTCTCGTGTTCTGCAATCTTAGTCACGCGTGCCGAGACGTTGCCGCTGTTTTGCTCACCAGTAGCTTGCACGGCCAGCACTTCGGTTTCGTTGATCGCGAGAATGTCGATGAAGCCGAAGAGATCCTTGCGCACGTTAATTTTCGGGATCCAGCGCTCGGTGACATCGGCGGTGTAGCCCAATTTGCGCAGATGCTCGAGACTGCGCGCGGTCGGGGATTTCGATTTCGCCTTGCGCTTGATCGGCGCGGATTCAACGGCGGCGGTGAGCGCGTCGATCATGTCAGTTCAGCGCCGGCGCGCCCTCCGAGTCATCGGACCGGTCACGCGATGGCGCATCATCCTCGTCATCCTCGCCGCCGCCTTCGAGGTCGAGCTTCGCCTGCGCATCGTCGAGCTCCACTTCGCCGAACTGCAATTTGGCGTCGATGGTGTGTCCCATCCACAAAAACGTTTCGTTGGTTTTGTTGGTGATCGGCGCTTGCACCGTGCAGGTCAATTGCGTGGATCCTCGATCCACCGGCACGAAGGTGCAGCCCTTGATCGTGACGTTCCCAAGATCGATCTCCTTCGCGTTCACGCCCACCGTGAGCACGCACAGAGAATCTTTGAATTTGCAGTTCATGCGATACGGCGCCCAGTCTTTGAGCAAGGGATCGGAGAGCTTGCCGTCTTCGGTTTTAAACCAGGCTTCCGCGATATGCGATTCACCGGTCAAGGATGCGGTTTGTTTCGCGGTGAGCAGCATGATGAGTTTGATATCCATGAACGGCACGTGCTCGTCGCCGTTCTTTTGCGTGCGCGCGTTGATGTGCGCGGCGATGTCGCAGGGCTTGCGAGGCAGATTCAGCATGATCGTTTCCCCTTCGGTTGTTTGAGCCATCGTAAAAACGTCTTGATTTGGCACTCGCGATGCGAGTCTCCACCGCGCGAATAAATCACGTGACCGTTACCCACGGCGAGCACCCAGCGCATTTTTTGCCCGACAAAATACCGGCGGCTTGGTTCGATGACCGGGGGGGGGGGTTGGAGCATCATTCACGTGGATCTCCCCTGCTAGGTGTCGAGCTCGAGTCGGTCGAGATCAATGTATTCGCAGAATGCTCGCCCGCCGGAATCGATTCCCTCAAGCGCAACGGCGTGCATGCCGCTCATGCGTTCGAGTTTTCCGGTGACCGTACCTTTGACGCCGGTAACTCGGTCGTGCGCGATCACGCCGAATGACACGTTCGCTAGTTTCAATTCAGGCATGTGATTTCCCCTTGCGTTGTGATGGAACCAGCGGCTCCGAATAAAATCTTTCAAAACTTTGTGCGTACGTTTCCGGTTTCCCATTCGGCGCGCGGCCGATGATGGTGCAGTCGAGGCGCGCATCGAGGATCGCTTGGCGGATCCGCGACTTCGTGATCGTGGGGTCGGAGAGCCCGGTGAACACCCGCTTGCCGTGCTCGCCCAAGCGGCGCGCGAAGTACATCTCGACGTCGAAGTGCTTGAAGTCGAGGGAGTGCTGGGTCATGGCGAGGCGGCCCGATAGGCATCGACGAATTCCTGCCGTATCTGCGGCTCCTCCTTCACCGTCCGCAGCTTGATCCGGGAATAGCCGCCGATTGCTCGCATGGCCAGCCTCGCCTTCGGATCATGGGTTGCACCTTCGGCAGTGATTACCTCGGTCCACGCCAGCAGCGCCCGATCCCGTTCGGCTCTGTGCGCAGAACGCCTTTGGCGCGCAGCCCCCTTTTCCAAAGGGGGTAAGGGGGTTTGATCTCTATCTCCCTCTCCCTGTCCCTTGCTATCGCCAGGCATTGCCTGTGCTATGCCTGTGCCATCCATTGGCAATAGCTGTTGCATGCCTGTGCCATTGCCTGTGCCATTGCCTAGGCCACCCTCAATAACGGGCCAACGCCTTGATGCGCCTACCTTTCCTTTTTCAGAAGCCGCTTTTCTGCGTGCATAAGCCGCGATCACACCCTCGGCGACGACTCTGTGGTACAAACGGCCGTCATCACAGATATACCAGCCGTGAAGTGCCATTTCTCTTACCTTTTTCCAGCCACGTTGATGGCGACCGAACTCCGCCAGGCGGCACAATTCGACGTCATCGTCGGGCAGTGAACCAGCCGGCGTTTGATCCCAACTCTTGAGCCAGAGCGTGACCCCAGCACGCCATTCCGCATCGGTGGCGCGCGCGTGAAACGCGGAGCGAAATAACTGCGTTCTGAAAATGGGCGTGAATGAAAAATCATGAAGATCGACGCCCGTTGGGACCGGTGGTTTTGGTCGTTGTGATTCCATCTGCTTCGTCACCTGTTGCTATAACCCCTGATGCTGAGTAACCATCTTCTAGCAACCCCACTTCTCTCCATTTCTGCCGCTGCTGCTCGGCAAGTTCGTTTGCCTCCCGGATTACGCGGATCCTGTCGTACGTGCGCGATCGCCTGTATGCGTCTCCAAGTAGTTGCGTCTCGGCGAGATAGGTGGCCTGTTGCCGCCGCTGATCCCTTTCCTCGAATAAACGCATATCGGAGTCGAGCTGAAGAGTTGCCGGCCAAAAATCTAATTGTTGAGTGATCGCTGGCGTCTTCGCGCGAAACACCCTGCCGTGAATGCGCTCGTGACACTCTTCGCAGCACACAAGCAAAAGCCACGGATCGAATGCGCGCTCCGGAAAGCGATTCGCATCCACCCGATGATGCGTAACGAGCTGCTGACCGAGCGCTTTTAGCTCCAACAGCGTGCGCCGACAACTGGCAATTTCGCAGATCCACTCGGCGCGCTGCTGCATCTCACGGGAAAGGCGACGCCACTTTTTTGAGCGGTAATTGAATGTCATCTGGATTCTCCGCTATGTCCGGTCCTGGACATACGCCCCGTCGGCTCCGCAATCGCCCGCGCCACCGCCAAGAGATCGAGCGCCTGCTCCTCGCCACCCTCGAGATAGCGCCTCAAGGCTTCGCGCCGGACCGTGTCCTCGAGCTCGGCGGGCGAGGGCGGACTGAATGCCCTGCATATTTTCCGGTGCAAAGCAATTAAGTCGGCGTCGACGGTCGATTGAGCCTGCAGCCCGTCGAGGCCGGATAGCGGCTTCAACACGATCACTGGCGCCCCGCTTTGTCGTGATGTGGCGGGCGTGAGGTCATTTGCGACGCCCGCTGACGGCTTGCCGGTGGATTCCGGCATCTTCCGGCTTGATGCCGTGGGCGGCGGCAAGCGTCGTAATCACACTGGCCTCATGAAGCTTCTTCAAGGCATGGGCGTGCAACAACTCCCGGACGATATCCTGGCGGGTGCGTCCATAGACGCGTTCCTCGGCCTCGAGCCAGATATCGGTTTCACGAGAGACTTCGCCGCGGAAATCCTTCAGATCAGATGCCATTGCGAAGCAGCGCCGGCGCGGCTAGACGGCGACTTGTTTCGATTTCGGACGCTTGGGAAGCGCTGACTTGTGCAACTCATATAGCTTGAGCGCAGCATCCCCGCGGGGAGATTCGGTCCGCTCGGTCGCGATATCGCCGATCGATGAGGTCGAGAGTCCGACCTCTTCGGCGATGTCGCTCAAGGTCCATCCTTTCGATTGCAGGTCCCGAATCCGCGATGCCCATGTGTCCATGGCCCGCACTTTACGACATTCCGTAATAAACACGCAACGGCATTCCGTTACGGAAATCCGTTTTAATATCCGCGTGACGATCGGGGATCGGGTAAAAGAATGGCGCGAGAGGCGCAAAATGACCGTCGAGCACCTTGCCGAACGGGTTGGATTACGGCCGTCAACGATTTATGATTTGGAGCGCGGAGACTCGAAGAGCACCAAGAAGCTGCATGTCATTGCCGCGGTGCTTCGGGTCAATGTTCACTATTTGGAATACGGTAAGGGAGTACCGGAAGACATGACAGCACCAGATCAACCTATCCAATCCGGCTGGCCCTTCAAATTCGAGCGCTCCAGGTTCGACAATCTATCGACGAAAGACCGCGGCGCGATCGAGGCCGCGGTGCTGGGATTCGTCGAGCAGCTCGAGCGATCAAGATCGCGTACCCCTCAAATTAAAAAAAAGGCGGGGTGAACGTTATCTGGCTGGCGGACGACGCCTTCTGGAAGCGCAAGTAATCGGCTATCGACTCGCAACCTGATCGCCAGGCAGCTTGCACTCGACCGTCATGATGTAATCCATCACGGAGGTCTGCCCTTGGGTCGACAAGATCGTATATCCAGTGGGGCACATCTGATCGGCCTTGCGATACGCGACTCCCGCGCTCATGCCGTCGATCATGTGGACCGAGCCGCCATTCGGCCCACGGCTATAGCTACTGGTGATGGCGCAACCGGATATGGCGATCGCGGCGATCGTAACGAAGAGGATACGCATCGGATTTGGTCCCTATGCCTTGGCGTACTTGTTCGTGAGCTCTCGCCCAACTGGTGAATTGAGCGGCACCAATCCTGGAGCCTCACATACGCGGCACACTTCCGCTCGCGTGGTCAGTCGCCAAATGCTGTAGATCAGCCCGGGCAACAGCATCATGCACCAAAGGATCAGCTCAATCAGGATGCTGCCTTTTGTCTTGGTCTTGGGTTTCGCGGTCGATCCGCAATTCGAACAGATTACGTGGGCCATCGATCACTCCTTGAACGGTTGAAAACTCCCATCTCGACTGCGACTTAATATATCCGGCGTTCCGTAGCAGGGCCGTGCCTGGGCTCTCATTCACGGATTATTCGGCCGGAAATGTGACCCACCTCCCACACTACGGAATTCCGTTGACAATCTTTTACGGCGTACCGTAATATTGCCTCACTTGCAACGGAGTGTGTGCCCCATGAACCTCGACCTCAACAACGCCCGCCGCGCCAACCGCGACCAGGTGATCTCGACCTACCCCGTCCCCTTCCAGGTGGAATTCGCCGTCTGCTTCGGCATCGTGCTGGCGTTCTCGGCCTACCTCTTAAGCGTGACGCTGTGAACGCGCATTACACCGTCACCATCACCTATCCCGATGGCCACGTGCTGCGCGCGACGGTCACGAAAGAGACGCTGAAGGGCTTTCGGCTCTCGGCCTGCCGCGACTGCTCGGTGTCGATCGTCAAGGTGGGCTAAGTGATGAAGCGCTTCGGCCTCCCAGAGTTCGTGCTCTTGAACGTCGACCTCTTCATGTGGGGCTGGATCGTCGCAAGGAGTTTGCACTGATGGCTCGCTCTCTCATCGACCAGGCGGACCGGCTGTTGATGGACAACAAGCAGGCTGAAATCGAGCCGCGCAATGATCTCGAGCGGGAATTGGCGATGGTGTATTGCCGCGTCAATTGCTGGATGCTTCCCATCAGTGGGGCACGATTGAAGCTGACGCCAGAGGAACGCGAGGCTTACATGCGTTCGGTCGATATTAATATTCTGCTGCGACTGGTCGATCCCGGCGTCCGCCAATGGATGTGGATGCGTCCGCACTTGTGGAAAACGCCACAAGCCTTGCGCGAGGACGATGAGGCGGTGGCTGCCGTGCTCGCGAATGCAGGGGTGCAGTCGTGAGCCGCCGTCGAATTCGCAGCGCCGCGTACCGCGCGCGCCGTCAAACGCGTCACGCCGGCCGCCACTATTTCATTGACGAGCCGTATCTCGCCGGCTCGCGCGTCACCGAGTACCGCCGCGGCGTCATCGTTTCCGTCGACATCGATCCCGGGATGCAGTCATGAGCGCCTTCAAATGCTTGGGCGTATTCGCAACCCCCGACCAGATCAGGGACATCAAAGCCTGCGTGAACGCGCCGGTCATGTATTTATCTGGCGGCAAGCCAATGTTCGATGATCCACTAGAAGCTGCGCACAAAGCAGCGCTCGCACAGGGATTGCCGGAAATCCCGGGCTATTACGGCATCGATTTGTCGAACGGCGAATTTGTGGTGTCGCCGTGACCGCCATCGTCTGGGTCATCGGCATCCTCTGTGCCTTCGTCATCGTCAGCCTCTTGGTCGATAAGCTCATCGGCCGCTATATCGTGTGGCGCGACAAACGCGATCTGACGATCCGCGACCACGACATGCGCAAGTGGAACCTGACGGCGTTTCGCGGCACCAAGAAGAGCCGCACCCTGTGAGCCAGCGCATCGCCATCATGCTGGGAGCCGGCGTCACCGTGCAGGACCTTGAGCGCGCCCTGGTGCACACCGGCCTCACGCTCTCGAGCACGGTCACGCCGAACGTCTTCACCATCGAGCATGCGAAGCGCGAGCTGCCCTTGAGCGTCTACGACTTCACCACGCCGGCGTTTCTGCGCCGCCAAGCCGACTGATCCCGAAGGAATTCCAATGGCAGCGCGCATCTTGGATGTTACCGAGTCGGCGTATCACGCGGACCCCTGCGCGTCGCCCTCGCTCTCGCAGTCGATCGCCCATACGCTCATCACCCAATCGCCGCGCCATGCGTGGCTCGAACATCCCAGGCTTGGGGGCAAGGAGCGCACCAGCACGAAGGCCATGGACGAAGGGGCGATCCTGCATAAGTTGCTCCTGGGCGCGGGCGCCGAGTTTGAGATGGTCGTCGCGGATGACTGGCGCACCAAGGCGGCGAAGGAGGCGCGGGATGTCATCGTCGCCGGCGGCAAGATCCCGATTCTTGGGCACAATTTCGAGAAGCTGATGAAGGCGGCTGAGCGAATCTACAAAAACGCCGCTGACCAGGGCTTTCCGTTCGGCGGCCGTTCGGAGCTCGCCATCGAGTTCACCGACTATACCGATCAGTGGAAGCGCGACCGGGAGGTTCTGTGTCGCTGTCGCATGGACCAGGTCCGCGCGGATCATGTCATCTACGACGTCAAGAAGGTGCGATCGGCGAATCCGAAAGACATCGCCCGCTGCATCGTCGAGTACGGGTACGACATGCAAAAGGTCGCCTATACCCGAGCTTACGAGCAGCTCGTCCCTGAAGCATTAGGGCGCAGCGACTTCGTGTTCCTGTTCTGCGAGATCGAGCCGCCCTACGAGGTCGTCGCCGCGCGGCTCGACGGGCATCACGAGGAGATTGGTCAGCGACGCTGGAATCGCGCGCTCGCCCTGTGGGACAAACTTTTGACGGAAGGTAGTTTTCCGTGGCCGGGATACGCCGACGGCGCGATCACCTTAATTCCGCCGCAATGGGTCATATCGCAAGAACTAGGAGATGAAGCAGCATGAGCGCACAACCGCGACAATTTGAAATCGCGCCCGCGGTCCGCAAGACCGTTGGCCTGCTGATCGGGCTGGTTGGTCCATCCTCGAGCGGCAAGACGTTCTCCGCTCTGCGCATTGCAAGCGGCATCCAGCGTGTTGTCGGCGGCGATATCGACTTCATCGATACCGAGAATGGCCGCGCGCTCTACTACGCGGATAAATTCAAGTTCAACCACATGCGCTTTGGTGCGCCCTTTTCGCCGGACGACTACCTCGAGGCGATTCGCTTTTGCGCGCGGCGCGGGGCGAAGACCATCGTTATCGACTCGATGAGCCACGAGCACGAAGGCCCTGGGGGCGTGCTCGAATGGCACGAGCGCGAGACCGAACGGCTGGCGGCGCTGTGGAAGGTGTCCAAGGAAAAGGCGCAGATGGCGGCGTGGAATCCGCCCAAGCAGGCGCGCCGGCGGCTCATCAACGAGATGCTGCAGCTCAATGTCAACCTCCTCATGACCTATCGCGCCAAGGAGAAGATCAAGGTGCGCCCGGGCAAGGATCCTGAGCAGCTCGGCTGGCAGCCGATCTGCGGCGATGAGTTCATGTACGAGATGGTGCTGCAGGCGCTGCTCTTGCCGGGATCCGAAGGGCGGCCGACCTGGACGCCAGAGATGCCGGCCGAGCGCGCCATGGTGAAACTGCCGCTGCAGTTTCGGGAATTGTTCGCCAAGCCCGAGAGCTCGCAGCTCACGGAGCAAGTCGGCGAGGACCTCGCCCGCTGGGCAGCTGGCGGCGTCAAGGGCAATGCGGACGTGGATGCGCTCATCGCCGACTATGTGAAAGCGGTGACCGGTGAACTTCCGGCGCTCGAGGCGAGGCGCGGTGCGCTCTGGAAGAAACTCCCCGGGGCGGACAAGCAGCGCCTCAAGGAGGCCTCCGAGGCCGCGCAGCTGAGGCTCGCACCGGCTGCAATGATCAAGGTGGATCAGGCCACGGTGGTTCACGACAAGTTGAACGAGGAGGGAATCGATGCATCGCTATTCCTCGCCAAATACGAGATCGGCCGTATCGAGGAATTGCCATCGCAACTCTACGCGGAGGCACTGACCTGGATCGAGGAGCAATCATCTTCATGATCGCCGTCGCATTCAAAGGCGCCACCTGCTACGAGGCGCAATTGGGGCGCGTCTGGATCCGCGTCTGTTACATGCGCGGCGACTACTGGAAGTGGCGTCCGTGGCGCCGCCTTGCCATTGGATGGGATGGCGCGTGACCCGCCGCCGCTGCGTGAGCGTCATGACGAAGCACGGGCCGGTGCGCGTCCAGGCGCAAGGCACCATCACGGCGCGCGACATTCAAGCGATCGAGGCGGTGGCCGATGCGCTCGTGGCGAACAAGGTCGATCCGCTCTCCGTCTGTCCCGGCTGCGGCTGCTACCGCGATCGATGCGCCTGCGATTTTCGGGAGTCGAACGCATGAGCGGGTTGGCCCTCGTGCCGACGCCGGATCCGCTCATAGTGCGCGCTGCGAGCGAGGCCATGCTCGCGATCGCGAACGTCATTGTCGCGGGCGATTACGGCGATCCACTTATCCGGGATCAGCTGCTCGTGCAGTTGACCGCTCTAGGGAACGTGGTGCTTGCGGCCAATGGAGCGGACGGCGAATGAGCAATGTCAATCGCTTGAACGGCCGGATCCTCACGCTCGAGCGCGAGCGCGACGAGCTGGTGCGCGCGAACTTCAAGTTGCGAGACTTCCTGCTCAAGAAAGCGAATGAGTGCGAAAGCTGCGGCGGCAAGGGCGTGGTGACCGTGCTGGTGCCCAGGCGCGAGGAGCCGTGCGGCGACTGCCTCGATATCAGAGCGGTGCTTGACCAATGAGCCTCGAGACCACGACGCGCACGATCGCTGGGCGGCCCATCAGGACCTGCAGCTCCTGCGGCGCACTGATCGTTTGGTTTACAACCGAAGCCGGGCGCCCGCATCCGGTCGATGCGACCTCGGTCCAGGCGGCCGACATGAATCTTGACCTGCAGACCAAGAGCCACCCGCAAGGCAAGCACGTGTCCCACTTCGCCACCTGTCCGAATGCGGCCAAGCACCGGAGGCCGCGATGAGCGAGGAGTTGCGCACTGCAGTTGAATTGTTGCGCCAAGTGGCCGATGTGATGCGCCGGAGTGATCCCCTATACGTCGAGGCGAGGCCCTCCGACGAATGCAGAGCGACCACGGACGACGAGTGGGACGAGGTGCTCGAGGAAGTCGAGGAATTTCTCGACGATATCGATGCGATCGGCATGGAGAACGCGGTATGAATCCCGCCGCTCGAGGCCTGCGTCCCGTCCGCGAGCTCGCCGCGACGCGCCCGCACGGCCACCGTCTGCGGTACATGGCCGGCTGCAAGTGTTTCAAGTGCCGCCGATCGAACAGCGACTATGAACGAATTCGCCAGGCTGCGCGTCTCGCCGGCGATTGGAACGGCATCGTACCCGCCGCGGCGGCTCGATCTCATCTCCTGAAGCTTGCCTGTGCTGGCGTCGGGCGCCGCTCTGTTGGGCATGTCACCGACATTTCCGACTCGGTGCTGCATGAGATCCGTCATTGCCGGCGGCTGCATATTCGCGCCCGCACGGAACGAAAGATCCTGGCTGTGACGCCGGCGGTAGGCCGCCCCGATGGGGCAACGGTCCGAGCGGCAAGGGCCTGGCGTCTCATCGATAGGCTGCTCGAGGAAGGATTCAGCAAGGCCGTATTGGCCCGGTTGATGGGCTACCGCTCGCCGGCGCTGCAGCTGCGCCGCGATCGCATCACCGCTCGCAACGAGCAGCGGGTCATTGCATTGCACCGGAGATTGACATGCTGATCTTGAGTCGCCGACCCGGCGAGACGCTGCGCATCGGCGCCGACATCCAGATCGAAGTCATCGCGATAAAAGGCAACCAGGTCCGAATCGGCATCACGGCGCCGCGCAACGTCGCAGTGGACCGTGAAGAGATCGCGGTGCGAAAGGCGAATGAGCCGAGGCCGGCGTCGCGATGAAATCCCCCAACGACTTCATGCTCACGCCCGCGCATACGGAGGCTGAGTACCAGGCGCTGGCCGCGGAGCTGGCCGCCGAGCACATGGCGCATTCGGTCACGATCGCCGAGGAGCACGAGTCGCGCACGGCTTTTCAGGAACGTATCGCGACGCTCGAAGCGGCACTGCGAGGGATTATTGACGGGACGGGAGAGCACATCCTTTCGTTCTACGCCCCTCGAGCGCTGGCGACTGCCCGCGCCGCACTCGCCAAGGCGGGTCTATGAGCGATCCGATCCGCTTACGCGTCTCGCAAATTTGCGATGAGAAGGACGAGCTGATTTTGGCCCCCGCCGACATATTCGTCGATGCGCCTTCGTACGATGCGTTGGCCGCCGAGCTTGCCAAATCGCAGCGTCTTCACGCTGAAGCGTTTCGGCTTGCGATATTCCATCAGGATCGTGCCACGACTTGCGAGGAGCGCAATCGGGGGCTCGCCGCTGAGCTTGCCACTACTCGCCGAGTACTGCTGGACGACATTGCCTTCTGGAAGGACTGCCATGGCTTGACCGCTAACGCGTTGGCTGAGGCCAGAGTCAGCATCGCTCAACTCGAAGAGGCGCTGCGCAATATTGCCGAGCCGGTCATGTACACGCGAGGCATGTGCCGCTCGATCGCAAAGGCCGCCCTGAGCGGGGCTACGAAATGAGCACTACAAGCAATCCAGGCTATCCGGCCGACCTTGCACACGTCCTGCTAATTGAGGAGCGGGATCGCCTTGCTGTTCGCAACGCGGCGCTCGAATCTGCCCATGACTCCCACCATAAGCTAGCCGACAACCAGGCCGACCGCATCAAGCAGCTCGAGGTCGGTTACGACGATTTGCGCACGGTGTGTAATCGGCAGCAGCGGCGCATTGCAGAACTTGAGGGCGCGGGTGAGGGGCATATATCGGCCGTCGTTGAGCGCGTTCAATTGCGTGACCGCGTACGCGACCTCGAAGCGGCGCTGACTGAGATAGCGGACTTTTCGGAGCAATTCATCATGGACGACGAAGATGGCGACGAGCGCATGTACAAGGTCAACCAGATCGCCGATACCACCCTAGCCGCCCTGAGCGGGGCGAGGACAGCGGACGGCACGACGGTAAAGCAAGGAGATTGAAAATGCCGATGAGTTTTCCCGATATGAAGTCCCTGAAGTTCGCCGCGCAATGCCACAAGTTCCGCGAGCCTAACGAAGGCGAGACCGAGGCGGCGTTCCGTGAGGCGCTCGCTGACCATGTGAAACCGCTCGACCTCATCGAGTCGCAGGAGATTCGCACCGGCAAGGGCTGGGACGAATGGGACGCGCGCGAGAACAAAGAGATGCTGCGTCGATCCGGCTTTCCGGTATGACAGCTAACGCAAAGGGAGAGGGGACGCCGTGAATGTAGGCGACAAACTCGATGCGATTCGCTTGGATCTCCGTGCTCTGGCAAAACAGTGTATCGACAACGATGACGATGACTGCTGTTCGATCTCATTGCTCGCAGCCGCCGAAGCCGTGACCTATGCCAGAAACAAGCTGGCCACGTACGGGTTAGATGAATGTGACGCCCCAGCCAGCGGGCCGGCGATGACGGGTAGAGAGCCGTGAGTCACGAATCCCCGTGCATCAAATGGACCGGGCTTATCGACCGAGACGGTTACGGGCGAGATCAAATTGACGGCATGTCTTATCGAGTTCATCGATTGGCGTTTGAAAAGAAGCTAGGCCGAAAATTGCTGCCCAATGAATGGGTACTACATTCCTGCTCCGCACGGTCCTGCTTCAATCCAGACCATTTGAGACTGAATGTGAGAATGGTGCTTACTAACGAGCATGCTGCGTATCAGTCCTGGCGCGCTATGCGTAAACGCTGTCAATGCGCCGATCATAAGGACTATCCCGGTTATGGAGGACGGGGAATTTCCATCTGCAAGGAGTGGGAGGATTTCTGGACCTTCGCCCGCGACATGGGGCCGCGTCCAAAAGGCACATCAATCGACCGCATCGACAACAACGGCAATTACGAGCCCGGCAATTGCCGGTGGGCTACGCCATTTGAACAAGCCAGAAACACGCGATCTTCACGAATGATAACTCACGACGGCAAGACTCTATGTGCAGCGGACTGGGCCAGACATTTCGGAGTCGATGCAACTGCAATTCATTACCGCATTAAACGGTATGGGCTAGAGAACGCCCTGAAGGGATTGTCCAAATGAGCGAAGTGAGCGATACGCCAATGCCAATCGCCATGCGCCAGCCGCGTCAATGTCGGGGCACGGGCTGGTTCTACATCAACGCGGCGACCATCGATGTATTCGTGCAGCCCGGCAAGAATTGCGCAACGCTCACGAGGGCGCAACTCCTGGGAGCGCTCAAGGTGATGGATGCCGCCGCCGCTCCCGAGCAGGGCCGATGACCTACGCCGCTAAGACCAGCGTCCCCGTCGACCGCACCCGGAGCGAAATCGAGCGCACGCTGATACGTTACGGCGCCAAGGGGTTCGCGTACGGCATGGAGCCCGATGGCGCGATGGTGGGATTCCAAACCGCTGACCGTCGCATTCGCTTCGTGCTGCCCTTGACGCGCAACCGTCAGACGCAGAGCGAATACGATCAGATGGTGCGTAGCCGCTGGCGCGCGCTGCTGCTTTCGATCAAGGCGAAGTTAGAGGCGGTCGAGAGCGGGATCGAGACTTTCGATTCTGCCTTCATGTCGCACATCGTGATGCCGAACGGTCAGACGATGGCGGAGCATTCCCTGCCCTACATCCAGGAAGCCTACAGCACCGGCAAGATGCCGCCGCTGCTGTCGTTTGGAGGGTGAAGTGAAGAAGAAAAAGCCGAAGGAAACCCGCAAGGATCGCGCGTCGCTGCGCCTGTGCAAGGCTGCGGCGAACTGGGCAAAGGTTAACGGCGGCAGCGCGCTCGTGGCTGGCGGCATCCACACAATTCAATGGCCGTATGACCGAAAGCTGAACTACACGATCGGCATCAAATGTACTGGCATTGTGCCGCCGCCGAAATCTGTTTCAACAGCGCGCTGAATGACCACGCGTTTTACCAAGACGGAACTTAAAGCAATCAAACAGGAGAAGAGGATGAAAATTCTATTCGTCGTTGCCTTATCTTTGCTCGGCTGCCTCTCGATGCGAGCGGCGCAGGCGCAATGCGCACTTCCGAATCCGTACTTGGGTACCGTGACCTTCATCCCGTGTTGGGGCTGGTCGCTCTCGGTCAAGCAACCGCCCAAGGTGGTGCTACCGGCCTTTAAGCCGCTCGCGTGGGGCACGACTCCAGCGGCAATCAAGGCCAACTTCGCGGCGAACATTCTCTATGACGTGGAGGTCAACGCCAATCTCAACACGGTCGTCACCAACGCGGGGACTTCCGCCATCGCACGCTTGAGTACGGAGTTAAAGGCGCTCGATACCGCGGGGCACACGTTCTACATCCTGGCCTATGCGGCGGAGAAATTAAGCGCGGTGAACTTGCGATTGTTGCAATCGGCATTTGGCCCCACGGCCATGACGGCAGCAATGGCCTATGCGACGCCTGCGGTGCGGGCGGCTTACAACGCGCTACCGGTTAGGTCGGCACTGCCTTATTCGCAGTACGCGGTCTCACTCGGAGGCAAGACGCCTCCGTATGATCTGACTCAGCGGGAATTGTACGATCTGTATTTGGATCAATACTTCTCGACCAACGACACGCCGAACATCGCGCTCCATAAGGCCGTGATCTACATGCAGGTACGCATGAAGATCACCTTGGTCGAGGCTCTCGCGATCGCGGTTTCTGTCATTGAGATTTACAGGTTCATTCAATCCGACGATTTTACGAAGATCGAGGACTGGTGGTACACCACGGGCAACAATTCGCTGACCAACGGGCAGGCGGGCGAGATCATCTCAATCCCCCTGCCGAGTCTTCTTGATTACGGCGTTCCCAATCCCGATGTGCCGGTCTTGCCGCCGATTGACTACACTGGCGAGGCGAGTTTCTGCGTCCGGGCGGCAGGAGAATTACCATGTTGACGTATGTTTTTGGGGCTTTGTGCCTCGTGTTGGCGGGCATCGCCATGGCGTATGCCTACAACCAGCATTGGGGAAGCGCGGCGTTCAGCGTAGCGGCTGCCGCACTCGCGGGGTATGGCGCTTGGCATCGGTGGAAGAAGCTTCCATGACAGAGGGCGACCTCGTCCACGGCGGCCGCACGGATGCGGCCCGGCAGGAGATTGACGATGGCCGATAAATTTGACCAATGGGGAATCCTCGAACTGATGGGCCACCAGCGCACCGCCGGGCGGCTCACCGAGGAGATGATCGCAGGATCGAACCTGCTGCGCGTCGACATCCCCATCAACGCGCACGAGTTTAGGACCGCGTACTACGGCTCGAGCGCGATCTACGCGCTGCACGTCACTAGCGAGGAGACGGCGCGCAAGGCCGCGGGCGCGATGGGCACGAAGCCGCCCTACGCGTACGTCCTCGAGGCGAGCCGGCCGGAGCTCGCGGCGGCGCGGACCTACTCTGACGAGGATGGCGGGTTTGTCTAAGCAAAACCGCTCCAGCACCGTCACGCTCGAATGCGTGAACCCGAAGTGCAAGAAACAGTACTCTCCCATTGGGGGCGTGATGCGGTGGTGCGGGGCGTGCGGCGCGGAACTGAAGCCAGTTGAAAAGACCCATCGGCCGGCGGAGAAGCCGGCGTGATCGAGTCCCTCACTCTTGCGCAAGCTGCTAAATTCCTACGCATGCACCCGGATACGGTTGCTGACCGGGCGCGCGATGGTAGGATTCCGGGCTACAAGCCGGGCCGCTCATGGGTCTTTCTGCCAGAAGAGCTTAAGGATTACCTACAAAAATGCCGCTCTACCGCCAGCCCAAAAGCCCCCACTGGTGGATCCGCGTACAAGTCGCTGGCACAAAGGTTAGGCGCTCGACGGGCACGACAGATCGCGCAGCGGCAGAGGAATTCGAGAAATCAGAGCACGATCGACTCTGGCGTCTCCACAAACTCGGCGACCGTGGTGCAACTCCATTCAGCGAAGCCGCGGCGCGATGGCTGATCGAGACCACGAAGAAAACCAAGCACAAGGACGAGCTGCTCCTCGAATGGTTCTGTAGTCAGCCGGAGCTCAAAGACGCGCCCCTGTCCGAGATCGACATCGACGTGATTCAGGAGCTGCGTGGCATGCTGGCCGACGAAGGCAAAGCGCCGGCGACCGTCGACCGATACATGGCCTGCTTGCGGGCGATCCTGCGCAAGTGCGCCTTTGAATGGCGCTACATCGACGCGCCGCCCAAGGTCCCCATGCACAACCGCCGGCCGGGTGAGCCGGACTGGCTGACGCGGGACCAGTTCAAAAAACTGAAGGCTGAACTGCCGCCGCACCTGGCGCTCGCGGCCGAGTTCGCGGTCCTGACCGGCCTTCGCATGCGCTCGATGCTCGGCCTCACGTGGGAGCGGATCGACCTGCGCAAGCGCCGAGCCTGGGTGCCGGGCGCTGCCATGAAGGGCAAGCACGCGTTGGGGATACCGCTCTCGCGCGATGTGGTCAAAGTGCTGCGCAAGCTCAAGACGCTGAACCCCGAAGGCGACTGGGTGTTTCAGTACGACGGCGCGCCGATCGATGACTGCAACACCGCGGCGTTCATGAAGGCGCGGGCCCGGGCGCTGCTGCCCACCTCCATCAATTGGCACAGCCTGCGCCACACATTCGCCTCCTGGGCCATCCAGGGCGGCGTCACCCCGCACGAGCTCATGCAGCTGGGAGGGTGGAAAAGCTATTCGATGGTGCTCCGCTATGCCCATCTCGCGCCCGATTCCCTGGCACAGGCTGCGGAGAAAGTGGCCGGAAAAAGGCATACCGCGAAACGGAGGGCCAAAGCCAAGTAGCGGGTTCCACGTGGAACATCAAGGAGTTAGTGGTGGTGAGAGAGGGACTCGAACCCTCGACCTCGGCATTATGAGTGCCACCACGGCTCAACCGGTGGCCTGCTTGGTCGATTTACCCGGTCTGCGGGGATCAAATCAGGGGTAGGCCGGGCATGAAAACAGCATACCGCTATCGCTGCCAAAATTTGAACGCCCTCAAGATCATGCTGTCGCTGGCCTCGCTCTCGGTGACCTCGATCGGCTCGGGCCGCGGATGCACCACATCGCGCACGCTGAGGCGCACGGCTCCGCTTTCCGTCACGGTTGCCCCCTTCGAGGGCGGCGGCCGCTTATGCGAGGGCTTCGGCGCCGTCTTCCGCGCGATGAAGTCGAAATAGTTCATTCGGCGGGCGGCGCGAGCGCCTGCGCCGCGGTCAGTTTTTTATCGTCCCGTCCGCAGGCTTGGATGTACTCGTCAAGACGTCGTTCAACCTCTGAAGGGCCGACGGTGCTTCGGGTGGCGTCAGGAGCTCGGCCGGCCAGGGTTGCGGTTTCTGGCACGGCGCAGCCACCTCCCGCGGCGGCGACGATGAGCACGCGCCGAGCAGTGCCAACGCTGGCAGGATCCGGAATATCTTTGGTCGCGTCATAGCGGTCAATCACCCTCTGTTGCTTAAGCTCGCCAGCGGCAGCCTGCCGGGCGTTCTCGTCCATGGCGTTGACGACGGCCTGCAGCTGCGCCACGTGGTCGGCTTGTAATGCGGCTTTAGAGGCGAGGCCGCCGAAGTGGTAGCCCGCAGCGGCGGCCAAGGTAACGCACAGCGCGGCCGCGCCGAGCTCGATCAAGATGCCGTACGGATTCAAAGTCACGGCGGCGGCTGCTTCCCGTGGAACAATTCCCGGATCTGCCCAGGCAGCGAGCGCAACCGGTCGGCGAGCGTGTCGCCCACCCGGATCAAGTGCTGCACCCGATCCTTCACGCCGGTCATCTGGCCCCGAAATTCGTTGGTATCCATGGTCTGGCGCTCGACGAAGTCGTAGATCGTCTGCTTGGTGTTCTTGGTGTCTTGGCGGATGGCATCGACCGCGCCCGACACATGCTTGCGGGTTGCATCGTTTTCCCGTTCGACCACACCCTTCAAGGTCTCGCCGTTGTCGACCGCGCCCTCGGCGAGCCGGTCGCTGATCTGATTCAAGCGCCGGCGGTGCACCAGGGTGAGAACGACGAGCAGCAGCACCAGCCCCAAAATGAGGCCCGAGATCGCCAATAACCCCAATTCGCGGTTCATCACGTCGAGAGTACCTTCCACGCCGTTTTCAACAGGAAGACGATACCTAACACGGTCAGTCCCCCCAAGCTGCCGAGGACCCCCCGAATCGCCCACGTCCGCCAGTCGATCGCGCTCTCGACCGTCTTCCCATCGAGCTTGGCTTTCACCACGTCCCAGATGCCGGTGTCGGAGAGCTCCCCGCGCACCGAGTTCTTGACCGCGATCATCTCGCGCTCGAGCACTTCCAGGCGCACCAAGTGCTCGTAGACCTCCTGCCGCGTGCGGTCGATGTGCTGATACGCATCGACCGCACGATCGCACTTGGCGATCACGATGCCCGTCTGACCGAAGCGGCTCACCTTAAGGCCCGGCCGCGCGATTCGCCCAGTCGTTGTAATGGCCGACGAGGGCGACCGCGACGCCAAGCGCCACCGTGCGCCAGCCTTGACCTTGGACGCCCTGGATGGCGCCCAAAACAACGCCCGCATACCCCGTGACCTTGGTTCGGTTGTCATGCAGCCATGTGAGCATCGCCTTGAGCATGGGCGATGTTATAGCGAAGGCGGCGCGCTGACGGCGCGTCCGACTTCATAGATCTTCGATTCATTTACGTGACGCCGGTCAGCAGTATTTTCGCCAGCGGATTGTAGCGAGTCGGCAACTCCCGCGCCGCATCGGAGTCCAGGCATTCATCGTGCGCGGCCTGCCAGTTCTTCGCGCCGATCGCGGCGAGCATCTTGGGGAAATGGAGCAAACCGGAAACGCCGCCGTTGAACGCGATCTCGATCACGACCGACATCCGGGCATCATCCAGGCCCTTCGCCCACCAGTAACCGCCAAGCGCATCGGCCCGTTCGGCGAGCTGCTCGCGAAAGAGCGCGCGGGCGGCCCGCAGGCTAATGCCGGCGGCAATATTGAAACCGATGCCTATGGATTCATTGCCGCGCGTGTCCAAGTACTTCATGGAACGGAAGCCCTCGGAGGGTTCCGCCCGCGCTTCGGCGATATCGGCGGCGCTCATGCGATCCGCCGGTCCCAGTCGATGACGCCGCCGGCGCCCGCGTCGGAGCACAGCCCCATCACGCCGATATTGGTCACTGAGGTGACCCAGGTCGAGAGCGCCTGCGTAAACACCTGCACGAAAGAGCCGTCGATGCCGGTCGTCGATGCCCTGAAATAGAGCGAGGTGCCATCATTCTCGATCTCGAGATACACCGGAGCGAAGGGCGCAATGCCGAAAGGGATGCCGGTATAGGGCGAACTATCGTAGGTGCCGGTGCCGGTGAACCGATGAATCCTGAGCTTGCCGTCCGAGCAGTCTTGCCCGAACAAATAATTTTTAGTCGAACCGCTCCCATACACCGCAAATCCGTAGACCGATCCCGCTGGAGTTCCGGGAGCGAATGAGTGCACCTTGAGGTGATAGCGCCACGACGGCGACGGTGCGACCTGCAAAATGAAATGAATTTGGCTGTCCGCTTGAGCAAGAAATAGGAGTGAGCCGTTGGCAAGCGTGGCCGTCGATGTGCCCTGATTGCTCCAGGCCCACGCAGTTGCCCCCGCAAAGCGCGTGCCCGCCGTATCAAGAGCGCCGCCCTCAAATTCATCATCCGCAGGATCCGCCGTTGCGGGATGCGTATCGGCGGTCACATTCCCGCCGCCGCCGCCGCCGCCGCTTGCCGCAAGATCCGCGATGCCCGCACCACCGCTCGATACGGCGATACCGCTGGTGCAGTTCAATTCGGTGACGCCGGTCAAGGTCGTGCTGCCGTCCGTCACGGTGAGCGAGCCGCTGCCGGGCGCCCATTTGATGCCCTTCGCCTGCGTCGAGTCGGCCGTAATGACGTAGGTATCCGGCCCGACGCCGAGCCGCGCGACACTTGTGTCAAAAGTGAGAATGTCGCCTTTCGTCGTTAGCGGCGTCGGCGCTTTATACGATAGGCCGAGCGGCGCGGTTGAATCAGCCGTGACGACCAGATCATCAGCGCCCACCGGTACCCGATCGGGCACCGTGTCGTAACCCAGGAGATCGCCTTTCGTCGTCAGTAGGCTGGTGCCGCTGCCGCCGGTGCTATCCGCCAGGCGCAGCGGTTGGTCGAGCGTGGTAGGAGCCAAGAGCCCGCGTAGCCTTGAGAGAACGCTCGGCATATCAGGCCCAGATCACGACGCGGAATTGATTCGTGGTCGGCGGCGTGGAGAAGGTCACCGTCACATTATTCGCATCGGTGTGCGCGATATCGACGATCACCTCATCATACGGCGTGCCGTTGCGGTAGACCGTCACTTGCACATCGCGGGTGCTGAGCGCGTGATTGACGGTGTAGGCGACATTGGTCCCATCGCCGATGTTGGCGGTGAACTTCGCCACCCCGATGAGCGCCGCGACCATTGCCCACGTCCAGCGAACATTGCCGCCGGACTGCAGTCCCACGGGTTGGTCGACGAGCGCCGCACTGCTTGCCGCGGTGAATCCCGAGAATTTGATGGTCATAGTTCGTTACTCACTGAAAATGTCGACGCTCGATTCCGTATCGATTTGGGTGCCAGTCTCGTCGGTCATGCCGGTCGAGTTATTTGTGAATGTGACCGGAATCGCCCAATGCTGCAGCGATGTAAGTCCACCGCGGTGCGACTCCAACTCGATCGAGAGCGCGGCCGAGGCGCCCGCATTGATGAGCTGCGAGGTCCCTGTCAACCCAGAGAACGTCGCCAGCAGCGTAGGTCCCGCGGTGTCGATCACGCGGATCGTGTAGGTCGTGCCGGTCTCCGGCGTCACGGTCGCGGCGGTCTGATCGACCATGACATCGGCCTGGGTGAGCCTATTGCGCTCGACCCAGGATAGCGTAAAGGGCCCGGTGGGTGCGGAGGCAAGATCGTAGCGCGTGCCATTGATCTTAGGAAACGCCGGCGGATACGGCAGCAGCGCTCGCGCGATCAAGGTCACCGGGATATCGGTTGCGAGCGAGGGGTCCAACTGTCCCAATGGCGCATTCGCGCACGGTTTGTTATGCACCACCTCGGCCGCAACATAGGGAATTCCATCGCTCCCGATGTAGCCATCGACAAAATAGACGCGCGCCGTCGCGAGGTGCTCAGAGGCGATCGTGTCGGCGCAGCCGCGCGCGATCGTGCACACGCCGGTCGAGACATTGACGGCGGTCACATTGATGAGCTCGGGAACGGTGTCCACGATCCAGGCCGCGCAGGGCACCACGACGTGCGCAAGATCAAGCGCCGTCGCGAGCGTCATCGCAAGATCGAAAGGCTCAATCGTCGTTTGAATCACACCGGTCGGCGAAAACGACCAGGCCCCATGATTGACATACCCTGCGCCCCCGACTTCGGTGAAATCGTTGTAGTTCTGACAAAGGGGATCGGGGCGCGCGACGAGAATACCGTCATAGGCCACGGTGCCCGAGAGCGCGAGCGCCTTGGTCGAGCCCAATAGCTTGTAGAGCGAGCGAAAATCCGGCTCATAGGGCGTGAAAATAGAGGCGGCGATCGGGTTATTGTTCGGCGGCGTCCAGCCGGACGTCTGCGGCGCGATGTAGGTATCCGCAGGCATCGAGAAGACGTCCTCGACCACCGTGAGCGCGATCGAGCCGTCGAGCAAGGTGCCAGTATCAATTTCGCCCACGCGAAAGATCACCGAAGCCAACGCCATCGATTTGGGGAATTGCCCAACGAACAGACCCCCCGGCGTGAGTAGGTAGGCCGAGCGTTTCATCTTCAACTGCGCGCGCTTCAAGGGAACCGTGGAGCCGGCGAGCTCGCGCTGACAGACGCGCGCCGCCAAGTCCGCGGTCGCGATGCCGGTAAAGGTTTTAGTATCCGAGACCACGACCCCTTGAGATTGCACGGCCCCCAAGGCCTGCAGCGCCACCGATTGAGTCTGTTTGGTGAGCGGGTCGAAGTACTTGACCCACATCTCGTTGACCGAATTGGTGAGGGTCGTGTCCTCCTTGTTGGTCACCTCGATCACATCATCGTCGGTAAAGACCGGCAGCATCGCCGGGTCATAGCCGCCGCGGATGAGCGTCAACTGGAAGAGGCCGGTAATCGGCGAGGTCACGAGCACGCCGCCGATATAGTCCATGATCTTCTGCAGAAACGAATCGATCGTATCCTGCCGATTCCACAAGAGGCACAGCCCAAAGCCCTCGTCATAGAGCGCAAGGGCGGTCGCGGTGAACACCGTATTATCGAGTGCGTAAATCGGATACCCCATCCCCCAATCCGGATTCGTCAAGGTCTCGTACACGATATGCGCAGGGTTCATGCCGATGACGCCCGAGGAGAGCGTGATCGCGGCCGTCGTCGGATTCCAGGTGATGTTGTTCGACCAACCTTTCAGCGCGCGGCGGAACCTGAAACTCCAGGGCTTCGGATACGGGTTGTTGCTGCCGATCAGCCCGCCTTCGTACGCCAAGGTAAAGAGGCCCCGATACCCGGGTTGCGGTGCACCCTGCTGCGCGAGCAGATACGCGTTTACGCCCTGGGTTGGCTCGCCCATCATCACATCGAGCGTGCCTTGGATCCCCCCTTCCTTGGTATCGCCGCCAAAGAGACTCGGCGCGTCGATCGTGATCTGCCCGCTCGCGGTGACGGAGCCGGTCCAGGCCTGACGATCCCCGGCACGCAGCTCCAAGAACTCATCCACGGGCCCGTGCGAGACGCCGAAATGCAGCCCCAGGAAATACCGATAGCCCGCAACACCTCCGCTCTTGCCGCCCATTTAGAGGAGCCCCTCCGTGACGGCGGCTTGATGGCGAGCTCGCGCGATGGCGGCCACATGCAGCGCGAAGCCATCGCCCGTGGCTTCGAGATCTTTCGCCGCAATCCCCTCCCGCAAAAAGATGGCCTGATCGAATCCATGATGCTTCAACCACACGCGAAGCCCATCGCCACAGAAACGCGCGGCGCGAATGTGCTCGATCCGCACGCGCACCTCGCTCATGAGAACGAGCCCCCGCCACCCTTGCCCCCGGGAGGCGAGAACGCCTGGCTCGAGAGATCCCCGTACCAGAGGATGTTGCTGTCATCCACCCACACCTCGCCGAACGCGACCGATACCGGCTTACCGATCTCGATCGTTGGAACTGAGACGTCCGAGAGCTGATCGGGCGGCGGAGTCTGCGGCTTCGGCGTCAACGCGTAACTTAAAATCGCGGCAACCACCAGAATCGCCAATTGGACCCACATCGTGCACCTCCTTTAATAAATCGGGTTGCCGGCCAAGGGATTGATCGACGGGATATAGGGCTGGCCGCCGTAATTCAAAATGTTCCCTTCCCCGATCGTGCCCCCGGGTGGCACGAACGCGATGCAGGCCGCGGTCGAGTGATCGCACCCGGGATAGACATTGACCGCAAGCCCGGCGACGAGATCCGGTGCGCCATAGTTCAAGGTGAGCGTGGTCCCGGAGGCCGAGTTGATCGAGCGGCGCTCGAGGTAGCCAAACCCTGAGGCCCATTCGAGATAGCCTCCAGGCCAGGAGAGCCCGGCGGGCGGCGAGAGGCCGCTCAAGGTCACGACGGGGCCCGCGACCGCGGTGATCGCCGAGACCACGCGAAAGTCCGTGGGGTTGAGGGTACAGCCGATGCCGTAGAGGACGTGCGCGCAATTAAGCTGCCAGCGGCGCCGAAGGCCCGTCGTCTTGACGCCGGTGTACGCGGGTTCACAGTTAAGCGAGATCACGGTGCCCGCTTGGGATTGCCCGACCACGCGGCCAACGAACACGGTATACCCCTGGATATCGGGATCCGTTTGATGAAGCGTGATGATCGTCAAGAGAAAATCGCTCGAGGGCGGGAAATTCTGCAGCCGCTGCACCACCAAGGCATCCAAGGGCACCGTCACGGCTAAGGTTTTTTTCTTGATCTCATTGCCCTGGTTGATCGAACCCGAGCTGATCGCGAGCGGTGTGAAACTGTTGCCGAGATAGGGAATCGGCCGATCCGCGGAGGTGTAGCGCCAGTGTGCCGAGCCCACGGAGAAATCGTAGAGGAGCACGGGCTCCCCGGCATCGATCGAGAGCTCGTAGGTGGGGTAGGTCATACGGGCTCGTAATTGAACGCGCGAAAGGGCGTCTGTGCGGTCGCTACGCCATCGGCCATGCTCAAATGCTGAATCTCGATTTCATCCGCATCCAAGCGAGAGAGCGCCATGAAGGAGATGCGGCGGATTTGCGCCGGGGTCACCGTCGCTCCGAGCGCGCTATCGATGGTGGCAACTTCCTGCCCTGGGCTGCCCGCGGCGGCGCTCACGATGCGCCGGTAGTAAATGGTCCCCGAGGTCAACTCGATCCGGATGTCGCGCCGGTTTTGCACGACGCCAAGTGTCGGCAGCCCCACCGCCTCGACCGTCATCGCGACGGCGGCACTGCCGAGTGATTCGAGCAGCATCAAATCCGCGTTATAGGAGGGGACCCAGATCATCCCGGCGCGCCCTTTCAAGAGATACAGGAGCTTGCGGAAGTTCGAGCGCGCGGTGCGGCCCTTCAAAAACCATTCATGGATCGTGCCCGGGAATCCCAATAGCGCGGTATCGATGACAGAGATCGCGCCGGTCGAGGAATCAATGATATGCGCATCGCGCGTGTAATCCCCGGATGGTGGGCTTGACACATCGGGTGAATCTTCGAGCACCGGGAGCGTCCGGTAGGCCGGCAACCCTGAGGCCGCAGGCCAGTCGCACGGCTCGTCGATGGTAAAGTCGATCGAGAGCGAGAACGTCTGCTGCGAATCGTGCGCAAGTTTGGTGAATGCCAATAACCTCGCGCGCCGCAGTGGATAGAGGCGCATCCCAACCGCATGGGCCGCGGTCACGGGCGCCGAGAGGTTCAAGGCATTGCTCGCCACCGTTGAGATTTGCAACACCTCGATGGTTTGCGCATCTGCGATCACGATGGCAACGCCGCCCGCAACGAAATCGCGATCGACGGTATCGCAGGCAATCGTGGTATCGCCGATCGACACCGGCGAGGTCAGATGCTGCCCATCCGGGAAGATCGGGACATACCACACCAGAGCCGCCCAGGCGAAGAGCGCGTTTTCGATGTAGCGTTTCTCAGCAAAGCTTGCGAGCGTTGAGAAACTAAAGACCCGCCTGGGTGCGATGCGCAAGCTGCGCCGTTGCTCGGAAGCCGTCCAAGCGGGGAGCACATCGGTCAAAAACCCGAGCTTCTCACGCACCGGTGTTTGCCAGTCGGGCGAGATCGTCCAGAGCGGCGGCAAGCCTAAGCTCAAAATGAGCGCGACCGCATCGCCCCCCAAGGCCGTGGCGCCGGCGCTCGGTGATTGCGAGATCACGAGCCCATCGGCGACGGTGAAACTGGTGGCGAACGTCTGCAGACCGAGTTGCAGATCGGCGGCGATGAGGGCGGCGCCGGCGACCGATAACGAATCGCCCACTACATTGGGGACTGTGACGGTCACGCTCGGCCCTTGAAAGGCCATGAGCAGCATCAGAGAATTGGTGCCGCCAGCCGCGGGCGAGACGAAGATCGCGCCCGGGATAATCGCTCCCGGCGCATCGACCGCTACCTCGACATGGACTTGCTTGCCGCCGACAAAGCTAAAATAGTCGCCGATCTCTGTGTAACCCGCGGGCGCCCCGCCGGTGTTGATCGTGAAAGATTCGATCCCGAAGAGATAGAGCAGCAAATCATTCGAGCGCGTCGTCTGGTAGCTCGACACCGTGGGGGAACCCGCGCCCGTGACGACACTCGCGGGCAGGGTGCCAACCCCGCTATCGAACGGATTTAAGGGATCGCAATTCTTCACCCCGAATAGCACAATCAAGCCGGTATCGACGGGGTCGCTCATGGTGATCGTCACCGGCCACGCGGTGAGCGGCGCAAAGAGCGGCGCGCTCCAGACCTCGAAATTCAAGGTATAGGAATCATTGCGCGCAACCTGGGTGTAGCGGGTAAAGGTGAGTCCCGCCGCGGTGACGGAAACGACGGGATTGGTTGGCGCCCCAATGAGCCCCGCGGGGGAGGTTTCCGCGAACACGATGACCGTCAAGAGATTCGCCGTGGTGGTGGTCACGTTCTTCGTAGCGCTCGAACCACCGCCGCCAAAACCGGAGGCGGTCACCGTGCTTTCGAGGGTCGGCGTCGTCATCCGAGCGACTGCCTGATCCGGCTTGGATTCTTGCTGATGATGTTGAGCACCGCGCGCTCGCCGGCATCGGTCGAGAGGTGATCGCCCAAGGTGGTGGGATCGAGCACATTGACGAACTTGAAATTGGGCGCAGCTCCCGCGCCCCCGACCTGGCCGCCGGCGGCGAACTTCGGGACCTGGGTCGGACCGTTGATCCCCTTGAGGGAGCCTGCGTTGAGCGCGGTCAGGAGCGGCAAGATCCCGGGCTGCGAGGTGGTCTTGGCGTTGACCACGAATTCGCCATCGGACAGGCGGGCCGGGATGGAATCCGAGGTCGATGTCCCTGGCCCGCGGATGTGACCGCCCGCGGCATGACCGGCCACTGCACCCGCCGCGCCCACCGGTCCACCGTCTGCCAAGGCAGCAGCGCCAAACAGCGACTTGAGCGCGGCCGTCTCGATCATCTTGATCGCGACCTGCTCGAGGGTCTGCAGCATGGCGAGGCCCATATCGACGAAAGATTGCTTGAGCGTATGGGTGTTCGAGACCGCGTCGGTTAGAAATTTGTTGATGCCGGATCCGACGGCGCTTTCGACGCCCTGGCGCAGCTGCGCGGTCTGGATCCCGAGCTGGTTGGTGGAGGCCGCGATCTGATCGATCTTTTCCTTGTAAGCCGCGGCGGCCGCGATGAGCGTCGGATCTTTGGATTCATCGGCGAATTTCTTCATCGCCGCCGCATCGGCTTCGAGTGCCGGCAGCATTTGCCTTTGCTTGTCTACCAGTTGCTGCGCGGCGGCGATCGAAAACAGTTGACCATCGCGAACCTTGTCCTGCAGTTCCTTCTCTTGCGTCGTGAGGTTTTGAAGGTCCGCTTTCGCTTTGTTGCTGGCATCATCAAAGTTGATTTTCGCGCCGCCCTGGCCGGCCACTTGCCCCTCGGCCGAAGCGCGATCGGCATCGCTCACGCCGCCTTTGCGCAGCTGTGCATCGAGGTCCGCAATATCGAGCGCGAGCTTCAGCCGGGCCGCATCGGTCTTTTTACCGGCGATCGTGAGTAGCCGCTCCTCGGCTTTGAGCGTGTCCTCGTACAGCTTGCGCTGCGCGTTGCCAGCCTCGTTGGTATTGGCGATGAGGTCGCCTGTGCGCTTGAGCTCAGCGACACTGATCTCCGTATCGAGCTTCGCGAGATCGCGTTTGCGCGTAATCTCACCGACCGGATCGTTGACATCGATGGGACTTGAGGCGAGTGCGGCCCGTTTCGCCCGCAAGGTCGCGATCTCTTTGTCCGACTCGGCGTTGATGATTGCCGCGCGCCGGGCGTAGTACTCGGTCAGCGATATCGTCCCGTCTTCGTAGGCTTGGCGGTCGGCCTCCTTCACCAGTGCGGCGTGCGCCTGGTAGAGCTTGAGCCTATTGTCGAGGCGCGCCTCTTCCAATGCGAGATTGGCTTTTGCCAGGGCATCGGCCCGAGCTGCTGCAGCTCCGCCATCGCCTGTAGGCGTCGGCGCGCCTCCACCGCCTGCGTCCGGCGGCGCTTTGAGGCGCGCTTCGCGGGCGGCGCGATCGGCGAGGAATCCACGCTCGAGCTCGTTATATTGCTCTCGAAAATTATCGAACGCCGCTTTCGCGTTTTGAAGGTCGCCGTGCAGCACCGACCCTAAGGCGGTCGATAGCGCCTGACCGAACAGAACGGTGATCTTGTAGAGCGCCTGAAATTGCTTATAGGCATCGATCGACCAATCCGTGATGCCCTTGAGTTTATCTCCCACGATCTGGCCGAATGACTTGGAGGTCTTGTCGCTCGAAGCCGCTAGCCGGATAAATTCGTCCGTCGACTGTTTCAGCGCCGGCACCAGGCCGACGAGAAACTGCGTGGCCAGTCCCTTCACCGTATCGCCAAGTTCCTTGAAGCTCTCCGCCGAGCGCTTCAGCGATTCGATCGATTCGGCATCCATATAGATGCCAAGCGCCTGCAGGTGCGCGATGAAGGGCGCGAACCCTTCGTTGCCCAGCTTGATGAGCGCCTGGTCGAGCTCGACGCCGGCGCGGCCAAACAGCGCGACCTCATCGCGCGCGCGGCGCGCTGGGTCAGGAATCGCGGCGAGCTTCTGGGCGACTTTTTCAAGTTGCTGATCGGGGCTCAGCTTCGAGAAATCGCGCACCGAAATCCCGAGGTCGGACAGTGCGGCGGCGGATTGCTTGGAACCGATCTCCGCCTTGCCGACGGCGGCGGTGAACTTCACCAGCCCATTGTTGACGACCTCCTGGCCGACGCCGGTATCACGCGCGGCGCGACCGAATGCCTGGATCGCGTCGGTGGATACGCCCGTTTGTTTCGACAGGCGCGTTAGACTTTCCACCCCCTCCAGAGTCGATTTGAAGAACTCGCGAAATTTCTCCGCAATGAGGACGACGCCAATTCCGCCGGTGAGCACCTTGCCGACTTCCAACAGCTTTTTATTGAGCTCCTCGAATCCCGCGGCCGCGTCGTGGCCCGACTTCTTGCCCTCCGCCGCGACCTTCTGGAATGCCGCAATGATCTCGGCCTGGCCCTCGGCCGACATTCGGACGCGAACGTCGGCCTGGTTAGCCATCGATCACGACCTCGCGCAGGATCGCGGGCGGTTGCGGAGGGTCGCTTTTCTTAGTGGAGTGCGGCGCGATCGAGGCCCAAACGCTAAGCTCGTGCCGGTAGGCCTCGCGCGCGGATTGCATCATCTTCGCGCGATAGGCGATCAAGGCCTCGCGCATCGGCCAATGCAATATGGCCGCGAAGCCCTCGACGCGGTAGTCGGCGAGCTCGCGCACCATTATTCCCCATTCTCCGAACGTGGCGTCGAGTTCGCCTGCGGGGGCGGGTCGGATGGCAGTTTTCCTGCGCCGTTGAGGAGCATCGAAACATTCGGCAAAGTCCTGACGGAGACGATTCCTTGCAAAAAAAAACCCGCGACGATGTTGCGGATGTGGGAGTTGATCGCCGCCTTATCTTCCGGCGTCGAGAGGTGGCGAATAAAGTCCGCTTGCTCGCGCATCATCTCCGGCCGCCAGTCGATGGGGTTGGTGCCTGCCGGGACAAGCGCGCAGCCTAGGATCTCGAACACCGCCGGCGAGCTCATGAGGGAGCGGAATACGCGATGGGCGAGGCCTTCGGCATCTTCGCCCGCGTGCATCGTTACATCGGCCAAGCCGCAGCCTTGCACCAGATTTAAGAGCGTGACGTCCCATTCGATCGTCGAACTCGCGATGACATCGAACTCGCGGCCGCCCAGTTTCAACATCGAACCCTCCCATCTTAAGACTTCGAAAAGGGGCCGACCGTTTTGCGGCCAGCCTCTACGGACCAATCAGACTGGCGGGGGTTGTTAAGTGGTTTGTATGAGACGACCAATCGGCTCGTTCGGATGATTGATCGTATCTACGATTACCATGCCTTCCAGATTCCAGTTGCCGAAATCATCCGCGATCCAGCCCTGATCACCCGACGGCGTGAACTGCACGTGCCAAACCTCCACTTCCCAATTCGGTCCCTTGATGTTGTCGGGAATGTAGTGGACATAGCCATCGACCGTACCGACGGTGGATATTTTCACAGCCGGATACGAGTAAGCGCCGTACACGTAGTCGGCGGTGAGCTGCGATCCCGGCGTGATGGTCACGGAGGTCGGCAGCAAATAGATGCGGCCGCGCAGGAGGTCCGCCGTGTAATCGGTGCCCAGCACCAGCGTGGTCGAGGCCTGCTTGACGTCGGTCAAGGTCGTGATATTGCGATTGGCGAGCGCGTAGTAACGACCCAAGATAGCTCCGCCGACCGGCGTGATCGCCTCGGCCGTGATCGTGGCCCCAGCGCCTGAGATCGTCTCGACATCGCCATTGACCGCTGCGGCCAGATTGTCCGGCGTGAATTCATCGCCCGTAATTTTGAGCGTGGTGGTTTGCCGCGTAACGGCACGCTGGTAGAGATTGGAGGCGGAATCCATCGACTCATATTTTTCCTTCGTCTCCGCCTTTGTTGAGGTCGAGAAGGCCGTGCAGTTTCCAAGGTGTCGCTCGCCCTGGCGTTGCGAGGTGTTGGTTACGAAGCGGTCGAAATAAATAGCCCCACGACCGAGCAGCAGGTTGGCCGGATCCGGCGCGATGCGCGGACTAACGGTAATCGCAGTCATTTGAAAATCTCCTGTTTTGAGCGCCGAACATCATTGGGTTTTCGAGGGGTCGTTCTTGAGCGTCGAATACTCGACTCGGAAATCGGTTTGCAACAGCGTGTAGGGTTGATCGGTGTCGGCGTACTGCCATTCGAGCAGGGTTTCGTAGCAGTCCTCCGCCAGGCCACCAAATTGCTGCTGGCCGAGCTGCTGTCCAACCCAGACATACATGGGATCGACGATGGGGCGGGGATGATCCGCCGCGACGCGGATCTCGACGCGCAGCGTGAAGGCGCGCTTGAGGAGGTAGCCCCAGCGCCCTTCCTTCTCGGATTGTCCGTCCTCGCGAATTTCAAATACCGCGATCGACGGTAGTTCGGCCGGCGTATAGGACTGCATCCGCGTGTCATCGGCCAAGGGCGTGACATAGGGCGGGCTCGCGTTGATGAGCGCGACCGCGGCATCGACGATTCGCTTGCGGACGCTGTCCGTCACGGCACGATCTCACACAGCAGATGCGTGACCGCCCCATCGCCGGCCTGATTCTGATCGCGCAAGCGCATCGCCTTGCCGTCGACGGTGAGCGCGGTACGGTTAGGCACTTTGGGCAGCGCGCTGGTCTGTACGTAGACCAGGATCTCGGTACCGCTCACGCCGGAGACGCCCTGCGACAGGAGCGAATCCTTGCCGACATTGTCGACGATGCCCGGGATCGTCTGGCCGCCGATGACCACGGCAACGCCGAAATCCGTGCCCAAGAGGAACGGAATATCGGCGTCACCGTAGAAGCCCGTCAGCATTTCGTCTTACGGGACCCAGGCGAGCAGCGCGAGCGAGGTCTTATAGCTCGGCGTCGATCCGGATCCCGCAGCAATGGTCGCGACGACACGGATATCCGAGCCCGTGACAGAGTCCACGTTGAACGGGATCGTGCCGCGAAACGCCGTGCCCGTGATCGCGGCAGCAACCGCGGCGCCGACATTGGTCCAGGTCGCGGCGCCATGCGGCGAGCTCTGCACCTGCAAGGATGCGGTCGATGCGGTACCGGCGGTGTCGCCGTCCATGTTGACGACGACCGCGGCATCGCCCTTGACGCCCGCCGGCAAGGTTGCCGTCGAGCTCGTGAAGGTCGCCGTTTCCGTGGTCGCGGTGAGTAAAGTCAGAACGGTGGCGCGCACCAGCGCGTCGGTATATTGAAGGCCCATTAGCGTTTTCTCCTGGAAGGGGTGGGGTCTCGATGAGTCGGAACGGGATCGCGGTTCTTCGGCTCGTGCGGCGGAGCCTTTTGATCCTCCGGGGTTGGGAGCCGCGCTTTGCCCATCGCAATCACGGTGTTCGCAACATGCGTGGGAACCTCGACGATGTCGCCCGGTCGCACGGCCTGGCCTGGGCGGGCGATGAAGCCCTCCAGGACCAGCACGTGCACTTCCGGGGGAATGAAGCGCGGCACAGGCTTTACGCGTTGAGGCCGGTCGCGACCCCGAATGATCCCGGATGACGGATGGCGACGTCCGCCATCTGGAAACTCGTCACCTGAATCAATCCCTGCCTCGCCAGGCTGTAGGGATCGACGATCATTTCCATCGCACCGCCGAACTGGCCGATGAGCACATCCGCCCAGTTGCCATAGATCAGGCCGTGGAACGAGCCGCCAGAGGGCGCGCCCGCGGCGCCCATGGTCTTCGCCACCTGATTGGTCGCGCGCGCCTTGTAGCCATTCATCTCGCCGCCTTCCTGCAGCGGTCCTTCCCACAACGGGGCGCCTTGAGCCACGGCCGCGCCGGGGAACTTCAAGGTGTTCTTCGCATCGCCGCCGATCCCTGGGGTCGTCATGTACCCCAAGGTGCCCAAGAGCGCGTTCGCGTTGGCGACCAAGACCTCCATCTGGATGCAGCCTGCGTAGCTGATCTTATTCCCGGTGGCGCCATAGCCTGAGACCGCGGTGAAATCGACCGTGCCGACCCCGGGCTGATTGTAGATACCCAAGGGCTGGTTGTTCTGCCCGGTCCCGTGAATTGCCGCCAGGTCATACGCCAAGGCATGCGCCGCGGCGATCGAGGCTCGGACGAAGGCCTCGACGTCGACCGACGCCTGGATCAAGAGCTGCCGGCTGTAGGCCGAGCTCGCCATCAAGGTGTGCGGGTTCAAGGTGACGAGATCGGTGGTCGGATTGCTCTGCGTGACGCCGGGTGAGCCCGGGTTCTCCGCGATCCAGCTCGCGACCGCGTCCGTCAATTGCCGCGGGAAGGCGATCGGGGAAGAGAGACCGCTCAACACCCGCGCACCCATCGCAACAACGAGGGCCATGTTGCGCAGGATCTCAATCAACTCACCGCCGTACTCGGTGAAGACGACTTCCTTCAAGGCGTTGACGGTGTTCGAATCGATGATGCCGGAGCGCTGGAATTGCGTGATGAGCTGGCGCGTCGCGGGCGACATGGGCTTCGCCTGCCCGCCCGATTCGTGGATCCCGGAGCTGCGCAGCGACATCGGGATATAGAGCCCGCCGCGGCGCTTGTGGCTGTTCGGCATTGAACGCTCGAGCGCATCGGAGACCTCAATCTCGAGGCACTTCACACCGCGCCCGCCCTCGCGCAACTCGACCGCCGAGATGATCGCGCGCGCGTACGAATATTCACGCGCATCCTTCGCGGGCAGATCGATCCCGCTGGTGGTCGAGGGGCCCGTGACCGTTTCCTGGCGGGTGCCCTTCGCCTCGAGGATGATCTCGCGCACCTGGTCGAGGGAGTGGCCGGCCTCGAGCCATTCGGCGGTCTTGTCGGCCATGCCATGTTGACGGGCCAACCGAGCAATGTCGGTCGGAAGTTTGGCTTTCGCCTGTGCAGCTGCTTCCGCCGCCGCGCGCTCGGTTTCGTTCATCGTCCTTTGCTCCTGTGATACCGCGGGGGCGGCGTTGGTTGATCGAATCAAAACGGGAAATTGAATGTCGCCGGCGGCGCGCGCGCTCACGCCGACCGAGTGATCGGCAGGGACCGGCGCCAAGGATCCCTCGAGCGGCGTCCAGCGCGTTGCGCGATAGGCATCGCCACGCTCGGCGTTGCCCGGTGTGTACTCGTAGGACTGGACCGAATAGCCGACCGAGACCTCGCGCAGGCCCTCATCGACCATGGTTCGCTTTTCCTGCGCGGCCGGCGTCGAATAAAAACGCATGGCGCCGCCGAGCTTCGTCGTGCCCTGCTTTTTGCGCGGCGCGAGATTGGAGATGCGGCCCACCGGCTGATCGCTGTTGTGGTTCCAGAGGAGATTGATCTCGGAGCGCTCAAGGTTCAGCGCATCGGCCGAGTGATCGAGCGTCTCCATGTACCAGCCGCGGTCGATTGGCGTGTCGCTCGAGAGCTCGATGTCATAAATCTCGTCGTCGCCCTCCTCGTCATCTTCCGGATCTGTGCTGCGCTGGCCCTCTTCGGTCGCCGCTGCGCGCATTGCTCGAGCCTTCGCACGAGCGACCGCAGTCTCGATGGCTTCGGGCGTCTTCGCTCGCTTGACGATCGTCGCGACCACATCGACGCGCTGCATCGGTAGCGCCGCCGGTGTCTTGTCCTTTGGATCCATGAATTAGCCCTCGCGAATGTAGGTGGAGGAAACGAGCCGCAGGCGCTCGCGATTGCGCAAGGCGCGGGCGTTGCGTGCCTGGCGGATCCGCATGCTGCGAGCGCCGCGGCCGCGATCTGCGGAGCTATTCGAGCTCTCTGCGTTTTTGTCGTCTTCCTCTTCGGCGGTCTTGCTGGTGTCGGCCGCTTGCGCGCCGGCGGCGACACCTAAGCCGGTGAGCTCGAGCCCCAGCTCCTCGATGATCTCCTGCTCCTCGGCGAGCTCCTCGGCGATCTCCTCGAAGTCATTGCCGGCTTCGGCGCACACGCGCTGCCGGGAATTCAAGCCGTTGTCGATCTCGGCCACCGACGCATTGACGTCCTTCAAGGGATCGACCCATTCCCAGCCGCGCGGCACGAACGCCACATTCAAAAACGCTTCCGCCGGCCGGCCGTCCAACACGAGCGCACCGGAGAGCTCCGCGTAGTAGATCCACTCGGCGAAGATGTTCTCGAGCACCCTCGGGATCCACAAAGCTTGCAGCGAGCGCCATTCGTCGCGCTCGATCAGCATGTCGGCGCGGATGCTCGAATAGTTGACGCCCTCGAGATCGCTCGCGAGGCCGTTGTAACCGACGCCCAGGCCTGCGGCGATCCAGCGCTGAATGGCTTTCAGGAAGTTCGGGAACGCGGTCGAGGGGTGCTCGGGGTTCCATTCCTTGAACTCGTACCCGGGCGGCAGCTCCTCGAAGGAGCCTGGGGATGCTTCCATCTCGATCTTGGCGCGCGGATTGGTGCCATCCGATACCGGCGGCTCGCTGTCGCCGGCCTCCTTCATCTGGAAGAAGCCCATCTTCGAGGACCCAATGCGCGCCGCGACGACCTCGGCCTCGACGTACCCGTCCAGCATCTTCGCCGGCATCATCACCGAGTTGAACCAGGTGGTACCGCGCGACTGCATCGAGCGCTCTTGCCTGAAGAAATGGATGATCTCGTCCGCCGGCACCCGGATGCGCTTGCGCGCGGAGATGTTGATGAGGTCGGTCGGGTGTCGATCCCAAAACCAATAGGCGACGGGGCGGCCGTAGCCGTCGATCTCGACCCCTAAGCGAATTTCGTTGAGGCCATTCTGCGGCGAGCGAAAGAACATGTGATCCAAGAGATCGGGATCAATCACCTGCAGCGCGAAACGAAATGCGTTCGCCTTGAAGTTCCGGATCTTGCGGATGCAAAACTCGCCATCGGTCGCCGCGGACTGGAGGAGCGATTGCGACAGCGAGGTCAGCGTGTGCTGGCCGTCGACGCTGACATCCTTCGACCATTTGAACCAGGCAGATTCGATTTTCTTGTTGATCGCTTGATTCAACTGCCCGTCGTTGTTCTTGACGCGGGAGCGCAGTTTGAAGCCATTGGGCCCGATCACGTTGGTCGCGAGCAGCTTCAAATACTTGCGAATCAGGGGATGATTGCGCCGCATCTCCCGAGCGCGGGCGCGAAGCCGCAGGAAGTCGTTGAACATCTCCTGATCGGCGGAGATCGGCGATGCCACCCAGTCCCACCAGAGGCGCGACATCTCCGCGCCCTTGAACATCGACCGGGATTTGCCGCCCACCACCCGGGAGAGCGCCCGGATTCCGGCGCGGGCCATCCTCTTCAAAATTCGGGGTGTCCTCACGTCGACCAGCCGATGAGCTGGATCGCGTCATCGAAGCCGCAGCGGCATTGCCCGATGTTAGGCGTCACCAGGCCTTTGGCGTCGATCGCACAGAGCTGCGCCATGATCGAGCGCATCACCCGGCACTTCGGGCATTCGAAAGTCGCGATGCAGCCATGCGCTCGCGTCGCGGTGTCCGCGCGGGACCAGGCGCCTTTGGGGATCGGTGTCACCAGCCGCCCCGCGGGAAGCGCGGAAACGGGAAATCGGGGGTGGTGTTCGAGACCGGGAAGGAGAACGTGCCCGGGATCCCGATGCGCCCGGGGTTTCTCTGGCGGTACACGATCCACTTGTACGCGCCGATCATGTCCCGAATTTCCTTGGTCGAGACCTTGGTGATCGAGCGCCCCGCGATCGAGTAGCTCTCGACGGCGCCCCCTGAGATCCGGGCGGCCAGCGTGATCTGCAACTGGGCCAGGAGCTTCTCCTCGGCCGTGAGATAGTCGCCGGCCGCCGCGGAAGCGATATTGGGCGAGACCATGAGCTTCTCGACCGATACGTCGACGACCTCGCCATCGGTCCCCGTGAGCCGCTCGACTAAGGTGTAGGCGAGCGAGGCGCCCCCGCCTGGGTTCAAGGGCTGCGTATCGGCGGGCGCGAGCACGACGTGGAACAGGCTCCCGTCCGCGGTGATTTGCGGCGTTGAAGCAAAACTCGCGGTCTGCGGTCCCGCGAAATGGACCGAGAGTGCCCAATTGGGGGAGCCGCCATAGCGGGAAAAGCTGCGATCAACCTTGAAAGTCGTCCCTGCCGTGATGAATTTCGGCCAACTGGTCGGGATCACGGGCTCGGGCAATGACATGATGGATCGGGACTATGCGACTAAAATCAGTGGATTGCAAAGTTACCCACAGGGTTATCCACCGTTCTGAGCGCTTTACGCACAGAGTTATCCACAGAAATGTGGATCAGTTCGCGCTTTCCACCTACATTGGCGCGCGAGGCCAAGCGGGTAGATTCGCCCGCGTCGATCCATTCACCCAGGGGAACCCCAATGAAAATCGGAGACCACGTCCGCGATAAGGGGACGGAATTTGTAGGAACGGTTGTGCAGCTCGAGCCGGCGACCGGCACGGCGACGCGCGTGTTGATCCAGGCCGACCAGTCAGCCGACAAGATGTGGCAAAAGGTCGAGGAGCTCGAACTCATCGATGTAGAGGGCAGGCGCGTGACCGGGAAAGCCGGGCAGCAGTTAGACGCGCCGGTGGGCAAAGGCACCGTCGATGCCAGCCGAGAGGCCACCGGCAAAAAGCCGGCCGCGGGCGCGACGGCGAACTAATCCAGGGTGCGCGGAATCCAGGGCCGCGCTCCCGCCACGCTGCGCCTACCCAGCGGGATATTGGTAGGCAACTCCAGACAGCGTAGATTGATGCCGCTATGGAGTTCAAAGTGACCGGATCGACGATCGAGGATGCCCAGCTCGCGCACCTGAGGGTCCGCATGCCCGATGGCACGCTTCACCCGTTGACCGGTCTGTACGCACCCATGGGGGCGACCCTGATCCAGGCGCTCGAGCTGTTCGTCCACGATCACCCGGGCTATTCGATCGTGACCGCGCCATGAGCCGCCGGCGCATCCGATCGGAGGCGTACCGAGCCCGCCGGCGCGATCGCCAGACCGCTGAGCTCCGTCTCGGTCACACCGTCCTGTGGTGCGCGGAGAACGATGGGCGTCACGAAAACGTGCAGAGCTACGCCGGCCTTCCGGCGATTCCGACGTACGTCGCGCTGGTTGACGATCCGCCGGATCCGCTCTGCCGGATCACTTCTTCCACGAATTCACCCACCCTTTCCCGTACCCCTTGAGGTGCGAGCTCGGCCGCGGCGGCTGCATGAGCGGATTTGCTACGGCCGGCGCCGGCGGCTTCGGCGGTCCCACCTGCAGCGGTACCGACATCTCCGCCGCGTAGATCGCCAATCGCTGCACCGTCGCGCGGCCCAACGACAAGAGCGCGGCCAGCGCGTAGACAGTTAAATCTAAGGCCTCATTTCGCTCGCGGATCTTGATGTACTCGCGCACCGTGCCGACGCCTTTCTTGTAGCGCTTGACGGCCTTCTCCGCGGTCAACTGCTCGAGGAATTCGTCATCCACCCAGGTCGGCAAATGGATATACCCGGGCCCGGGCGTTGCCAAATGCAGGCGCGCGAAAATCGTGTCCTTGATCGTATCCACGCCCAAGGGCCAGAGCTTGCATTTATACCGATTGTTTTTGGTGGGCTTCGAGATCATCTCGCGGCCCGCACCGCCCACACCCTTGATCGCATAGACATGCTGCGACAGGCCGTCGACGGTGCGGTCCTCGCGCGGCTTGCAAAATTTGTAGACGTGATCGGTATGCAGGCCCCCGGAGTCGACCGCAATCGCGCGCATCGGCATCTTGCGGCCGCTCTCGTGGGTGTAGACGGTCTTCAAGTCCTTGTCGAGCTCGAGCCAGGTCTGCTCCTTCGCAGGATCCCCATACACCTGGCCGCTCGCAATGAGCCACGACTCCTCATGGTCGCCGTAGCCCTTGACGACCCACTCCAAGCGGTCGCCCTGGACGTCGACCGCGCCGACCAGGAGACCTACGCCGTGGGGGACTTCTGCAGGATATTCCTCGAGCCGGGTTTTGAGATTGCTCGCATCGAACGCATCACTTTTTTCCTCCCAGGTCTCGCCGAGCACGGTATTGACGAAGGTCTTCAAGGCCTCGGTGTCGCGGACGGACGCTAAGAATTCGGAGGCGATATTTCCCCAGGTGGCGTTGGGGCTGTAACTGTAACCGGCCCAAATGTGAAAGCCGGCATGGCGCGGAGCACCCACCGCCGTCGCCCGCCACTCGCCCGCCTCGATCATCGCGCGCTTCTCGGTGTGCTCGATGCGACAGCCGTTCTCGCACACGTAAAACGCTTCGAGCGGCCGCCCTTCAGGCCATTTCAAGCCGAACGGCTTCTCGCGGCCGCCGAATTTCAAATACTGAAACTCCCCGCAATGCGGACACGGCACGAAGTGGCGGCGCTGATCACTTTGCAGATACAGGCTCTCGATCTTCGAGAGATCCTTGATGGTGGGCGTGGACCCGGCGACGATCTTGCGATTCCAGTAATACTCGGTGCGGCGAATGCCCAACTTGATCGGATCACCTTCCGCACCGATGCTGATCGGATAGCCATCGACCTCATCAAAAAAAACGATGCGCCTTGAGACACGCCGGAAGCCGCGGCCGCTATTCGCGCCCACGAAACTTAAAGTCCCGCCGGGGAAGGACTTCTGCAAAATCGTGTTGCTGCTGTCCTTGGTCTTGGAGGATTCGACCAGGCCGCGCAGACACGGCGTGTCCCTAAACATCGGCGCGATTTCCTCCTTGCTGTAGCCTTCCGCATCCTCGACCGTCGGCTGCACCACCATCATCGGACAGGGATCGTGGTGGATGTGGTAGCCGATCGCGTTGTTGATGATTTTCGTGAAACCTACTCGGGCACTTTTCATCACCGTGATCTGCTCGATCGCGGGATCGACGAATGCATCCATGATGCCGGTCTGGTACGGAATCACCTGCCAGCGGCCGGCCTCGGCGCTCGACTCCGAGGACAGGTACGCGTTCTCGCGTGCCCACTCGGACAACAACATGCGCCTGGGCGGCCTAAACGCCTGGCGCAGCTCCGCCATGATCGATTCAACGGTGATCATCCAACGAGCTCCTCGAGCTCATCGCGGATGACGTTCTCAATGATCGATACGTCCAAGGCGGATAGCCCGGGGATCCTCGATTTGCATTTGATCGGGACCGATAGCAGCCGGGTTTTCGCCTCCGTGATGAGCTTGAGCCACGCCGCTTTCATCTCATTCGCATCGACCAATTTGCCGGCCCGTTCTTCGAAATCGACCTCGGCCATGCGTGCGAGGTAATCCTCGCGCCGAGCTCGTGCGTTCGCGTAATTATTGACCGTCGAATCGCCTGCCGGCGCGTCCTCTTTGGGTGCCACATGCCTACGCTTTGATGCCTTCGCGGGTGCCTTGCGGGTCTTCTTGGCTGCCATTTGCCCGGGCTGCGTATTGGCTGCCCAGTCCCGATCAGCAGCTTGAACGTCGACCTTTTTGCCGACGAGCGAGATTCGTCCCGTCTTTACGGCCTTCGAAACCGCTTCTGTCGTCACGCCGCGGCGCCGTGCGTACTCGCGCATCGACACTAGCTTGCGCTTAGTCGCCATTTGCGCGAAAAAACCTCTTTGAATTATGTAAACCTACCAAATGCCCGAGCCCGCCGGTACCCGCAGCGCCTGGACCTCGGTATAGGACCCGTTCATTAGCTCGCTGGCGCCGCCATAGCGCTGATCCATGAGTGCTAGGCTCGCTGTGTCTCACAGCTATGCATTGAGTCGATAGAAGCGTTGATAGAACGCTGTCTTGAATCGATCGTTGAAGGACTGCTCGGTCGTCGG